AATACTACAGGAGCAAGCAACCTTGCTGTTGGTGGCTCTGCATTGGAATTTAATTCAACAGTTAGTGATCTTGTTGCAATTGGAGCAAACGCTCTAAGAAACAATTCAACTGGAACACAAAATTTAGCAATTGGTGGAAATGCTCTACTAAATACTACAACAGGTGCTCGTAATACTGCAATTGGTTCAAATGCACTTTTAACAAATGTGATTGGAAATAGCAATACTGCAATCGGTGCTTCTGCTCTACAGAACAACACTGGAAGCGATAATATCGCAATTGGTCAGGCTGTACTATTTAACAATACAACTGGTGTTAACAATGTTGCTATTGGATCTGGTTCAATGGATGGAGTTACAACATCAGGTAACAATGTCGCAATCGGAGTAGCAACATTACAAAATAATACTCAAGATGGTAACATTGCTATTGGTGCATTTGCTGCACGACTTACTACTGCACCAAATATAATTGCAATTGGGCGAAATGCTTTAGTTAATACCACTACTGGTGGTAGCAATATTGCTATTGGTGCTTTTGCATTGTTCAATAACACAACATCAGGTAACAACATTGCTATTGGTAATTCTGCTCTTGCAAGCAGTAATACAGGTGGTAATAACCTTGCTATTGGTAATAATGCACTAAATGCTAATACAACTGGTAGCCAAAACTTTGCATTTGGAAACGGTACATTAGAATTAAATACTACTGGTGTTTCCAATCTTGGTAATGGTCCAGGAGCATTGAATAAAAATACAACAGGTAGCAACAATATTGCTGTTGGAAATAACGCAATGTTTAACAATACAGTTGGTTCTAATCAAATTGCTATTGGGGTTGGCGCATTACAGACTTCAACAAACTTACAGGCCAATGTAGCAATTGGAACTAATGCAGGTTCTGCAGCAACAACTGCAGGTTTAACTTCCGTTGGATTCCAAGCAGCACAATATACTGTTTCAGGTTCTGGTCAAGCACTTGGTACTAATTCATTAAGAGGATCAATTACTGGTATTGCAAATGTTGGTATTGGTGCTGCTGCAGGTTCAGCAATAGGATCAGGAACAGACAACCTTTATGTTGGTCAGGGTGCTGGACAATTCCCAGGAACAGGTCTTTTAACACTTGGAGCAATTACAGGTGGATCTGGCTATACTGATGGAGTTTATCCTGGTGTACAAGTAATTGTTACAGGTCTTACAGGTCTTAATGGAAGAGTAAACGCTACTACAACTCTTGATATAACAGTATCAGGTGGAACAGTAACTGCTGCTACTATTAATAATGCTGGAACTGGTTGGGTTGCTGGAGATGTGTTAGCAATTAATGCTGGTGCTGCTCCTGCTGGTCTTTTGACAGGAACAGGATTTAGCGTACCAGTTGCTACAGTAACAACAAGCCAAGGAAACACAGGTATTGGTAGAGGTGCTCTACAGTCTAATGGTAGAGGTACTGCAAATACTGCACTTGGATTTAGAGCAGGATTTAACTCTGGTAATGGAGGCCGTAATACATATCTTGGATATCAGGCTGGAGAAAACAATGTTGGTGATAACAATGTTCTTATTGGTTATCAGGCTGGACAAAATTCAACAGGCAACAATAATTTAATTATATCCAATACAAATACTGCTACTCCATTAATTAAAGGTACATTTGATGGTACTGGTGGAACTGCTGGAAATGTACAAATTAATGGTGACTTAATCATTAAGAGCAAGACTCCTGCAACTGCTGGTGCTGCTGGCACTCAAGGAGAAATAGCGTGGGATACAGATTATATCTATATCTGCACAGCAACAAATACTTGGAAGAGAGTAGCAATATCAACATGGCCATAAGGAGAATAGGTTAACATGAGTCTATCTAAAAGATTAAAGGCATCTGGTGAACAACGACAGGGCAATAACCAATATATTGAACCTCTGATTCCACCAAGACCACTATATGGCGTAGCAAATGCTGGTGTCTATGTAGATGCTGACTCTGCTCTACGAATTTCTACTGTTTATTCATGTGTAAGATTACTTGGCGATACCGTCTCATCTTTGCCAATGGGTGCTTATGTACGCAGAGGCCGCAATCGTATTTCTTATTCGGCGGTATATGGAAGTCAACCTGAATGGATTAATAAGCCTAATCCAGAATCAACAAGATTAGAGTTTATTGAACAAATAATCACATCCCTACACCTACATGGAAATGCATATGTATTAACAGTTAGAGATGACATGGGTGAGGTAGTAGAACTATATTGCCTTAATCCTAATGATGTTAAAATTGAAAGACCATTTCCAGGAGAACCTCTTGTATATAAACTAAGAGATGAATTAAATAACTTTACTCGTATTTTGACAAATAAGGAAATTGTCCATATTCCAATGATGAAGGTTCCTGGAAGCCATTATGGATTATCTCCAATTGGTGCTTGCCGTATGTCAGTTGGTATTTCTATGGCTTCTGATACATATGCTTCTTCATATTTTGGTAATGCCGCAAATCCTGCAGGTGTTATTGAAGTAGCAGGAGAATTAACAGATCAACAGGCTGATGATATTAAGCGTCAATGGAATCAGAATCATGGTGGCCCTTATATGTCTGGATCTACCGCTATTCTTTCTGGTGGTGCTGCATTTAAGCCTCTATCACTAAACGCTGCAGACGCACAATTAATTGAAAGCAGAAAATTCAATGTGGAAGATATCGCAAGAATTTTTAGAGTCCCTCTAAGTCTCTTGGGTCATCCAGTAAATGGTGCTATGTCTTATGCATCTGTTGAAGCACAGAACCTTTCTTTCGTACAACATTCTCTACGCCCATTATTAGAGCGTTTAGAACAAGCACTATCTCCATTGCTTCCTGAAGCAGATGGATTTATTAGATTTAATTTAGATGCCCTTCTTCGTGGTACCACAATTGAAAGATTTGATGCCTACACAAAGGGTCTAAGAGAAGGCTTCTTAAGCCTAAATGATGTTCGTTCATTTGAAGATCTATCTCCACTTGGAGAACCAGGAGATCAATATAGACTTCCTCTACAGAATATTGATGCAGCCCAAGCACCACTTGTTGGTGATAAGATGAAGGCTGAGATTGCTTCTATTCTTGTTCAGGCTGGATATAACCCAGATGATGTTGCCAAGACTTTGGGCATGGAAGAAATTGGACACACTGGACTACCTTCTGCACAGTTGCAGCAGGTTGCTCTTATTGATCCAACAGATCCTGAGTCAGTCTATGGAGTTAAAGAATAATGCCATACGGAATATCCTCTAATCAAAGCGATTGTGAAAATTGGGCGGTAGTTAAAGAAGAGTCTGATGGCTCATATACTACCCTTAAATGCCATGATAATAAACAAGATGCTATTGATCAGATGGTAGCAATTTCTATATCAGAAGACATGGAACCACTTGGAGAAGTTAGACAAGTAGGAAATGTTCCTTCATTTATTAGAAAGAATGCTCAAAGAGGATTAGATTATTTGGCAGAAGGCTTTGGTGGTGACGGTTTAACTGATGCTACTAAAAGAGAAGCAAGAGAAATGGCAGCAGGTCGTATTTCTGAAAATAAAGTCAGAAAGATGGCACCTTGGTTCGCCAGACATAAAGCAGATGGACAAGCACCTAAGAATAGTAATCCTTCAGACCCACAATATCCAGGTCCAGGATTAGTTGCTTGGTTACTATGGGGTGGCAATGCAAACTTTGATGATGCTGCTCAAAACTGGGCACAACGCCAAATAGATTCCTTAAATAATGAAGAAAGTAAGACAAGGAGCAAAATGAAAAAGACGGAACGCCGTACCTTTACCGTCAAGGGCATTGAGGCGAGACAAGCAGACGACGGTAAACTGCGAATGGCTGGATATGCTGCGGTATTTAACGAAGCATCCTTGCCACTACCCTTCATTGAAAGAATAAGCCCTGGTGCATTTAGAAAGACTCTAAGTGAGACACCAGATGTTAGATTGTTAATCAATCATGAAGGCTTGCCATTAGCCAGAACAAAGAATGGCACAATGAAATTATATGAAGACGAAAGAGGTCTTTATTTTGAAGCAGAATTAGCAGATACCCAAGAAGCAAGAGATTTACATACTCTCGTTGCTCGTGGAGATGTTGATCAGATGAGTTTTGCATTTCGTGTCATCCGTCAGAAATGGAATGAAGACCGCACTGAAAGAACACTCACAGAGGTATCCTTGGCTGATGGAGATGTGTCTATCGTGACTTATCCTGCATATCCTGCAACTTCAGTAGAAGCCAGAGAGCGTCTAAAGAAGGCTATCTCTCAAATAAAAGAAGGCAGAGAAATAACTGGAGACTCTCTATTAGTATTAGAAAGCATATTCGGAGATCTAACAGAAGGTCATGAATATGTCATGAAGGCTGTAGAAGTTATGTCTGCTCTACTTGGAAATGGCGAAATGGAAGAAGATAGCATGGAGCCATATGAAGATGTAGAAGATGATGAATTAGAAATGGACAGTCGTGCTGCCGTTGGAGATTATGTCTCCTGGGATTCATCTGGTGGTACAGCAAGAGGTCGTATTGAACACATTATGAGAGAAGGCGTACTTGGAGTACCAGATTCTAACTTTAGCGTAAAGGCAGAAGAAGGAGATCCAGCAGTTCTTATTCGTGTATACGAAGAATATAAGGGTGGATGGAGAGAAACAGAAACTCTTGTAGGACACAAAATGTCTGAATTAAGATTTATTGATCCACTTCCAAAGCCAACTGAGGAAGCAAATATCATTCAATTAATTACAGATACACCTGGAGAAGGCTCTAAGGTAATTGGAGAAATTCCATCAACTCAATTAAATGTACCAATTAGAGGAATGTCTCTAAGATTGGCACAGGCAAAGAGAAACAATATATAATTCCTATTAGAAATAATAGGCGAAGTCGGAGCAGGATTCACACCCTTTTAAGCGTCGTGAAAATCCATTGCCACCACCTCAAACTCAAATAACTCACATAAGGAGAACAAACAATGTCTTATTTAGACAAATTGATTGAACGCCGTGATGCAGTTAAGGTAGAAATGGATGCAATTCTTGAAGCAGTTGCTGCAGAGAATCGTACAGACCTTACAAATGATGAATCAGCAAAGGTAGATGCCCTTGTTGAAGAATCACGCTCACTTGATTCAAAGATTGAAAAGTTCAAGGCACAAGCAGATGCTGATGCTAAGGTTGCAGAAGTTCGTGCAGCAGTAGCAGATGTTGCTATGCCAAAGACAACCGCTACAACAAAGATTGTAAGCGAACCACGCACATATACACCAGATTCTGGTAATTCATTCATTGCTGACGCATTCAATGCTCAGTATCGTAATGACTACTCTGCACAAGATCGTCTTGCTCGCCATGCTCGTGAAAACGAAGTTGAGCGTCGTGATGTTGCAACAGGTAACTTCGCAGGTCTTGTAATTCCACAATACCTCGTTGATCTTGCAGCACCATTTGCTCGTGCAGGTCGTCCAACTGCTGATTTCGCAACCAACAAGCATGTGTTGCCAAATGCAGGTATGACTCTAAACATCTCTCGCATGACTACAGGCACAAGCACTGCAGTTCAGGCTTCTGAGAACTCAAATGTTTCTGAGACAGACAGCGATGATACACTCTTGACTATTGATGTGCGTACAATCGCAGGTCAGCAAGATCTATCAAAGCAGGTCATTGAGCGTGGAACTGGCGTAGATGCATTCGTCGTCCAGGACCTCATTCGTTCATGGCACACCACTCTTGATAACCAGATCCTCAATGGTTCTGGAGCATCAGGACAAATTCGTGGTCTTCGCAACACCTCTGGCGTAAACTCAGTTACCTATACTGATGCTACACCTTCAGTTGAAGATCTATATCCAAAGTTGGCTGATGCATATCAGAAGATCCAAACTGGCGTATTTATGAATCCTACACACTGGATCATGCACCCACGCCGCTTGGCATTCTTGCTTGCAGCAGTTGACCAATCAAAGCGTCCACTTGTTGTTCCTACAGCAAATGGTCCAATGAATGCTATCTCAACAGGAGCAGGCTCAGTTTCCTATGGTAACTCAGGCTACTCATTGATGGGTCTTCCAATCATCGCTGATGCTAATGTCATCACAGATGGTGGAGCAGGAACAAACGAAGATGAAATCTATTGCGTAACAGCACCAGAACTACATCTTTGGGAGCAGCCAGGATCTCCATTTGCATTGACATTTGATGCAACTGGTGCTGGTTCACTCACAGTTAAGTCAGTTGTTTACGGATACTCAGCATTCTCTGCTGGTCGTTATCCTGCAGCCGCTTCTATCATTAGCGGAACTGGCTTAGTTGCACCATCATTCTAAGTTAGATTTGCATAGAGCACAGGGCCTCCCGCACTCTATTGCAATACTTAGAGTAATCTAAGGAAGGAGCAGGCTAATAGGCTACCCCGACTTGTTAGCCTGTTCCTTTTAAACGAGGGAACATGAAAAAACTTAAAAAGATTTTTAGAATTAAAAAAGAAACAGCAACAGCACTACCTAAAGTAGAAAAAGCCATGTTGCCTAAATTGGAGAAGAGGAGCAAATGAGTCAATCCAGTACAGTTTATACGACTTTGGCAGATGTTAAAAATGCCTTGCAGATTGAAGATACACTTGACGATACTGCTATTCAGGCTGCCATTTTGACTGCCAGCCGTCAGATTGATGAATATTGCCAAAGATTTTTTTATCAAGAGGGTACTCAAGCAATGCCTTCTGTAAGATACTATACAGCATATAGCCCTTGGTATGTAGAAACAGATGACATTGTTCAAATAACAGAATTAGCATGTGATCCAGATTTTGATCAGTCATATGCACAGATTTGGGAAGTAACAAATCCACCATTAGATGTTATGTATGAGCCAGTAAATAACCCTAAAAAGGGATGGCCTTACACAAGAATATTAGCAATAGGCTCATATGTATTTCCTTACTTCTTCCCACAAACAGTCAGGGTATCAGGAATATTTGGGTTCCCAGAAGTCCCATATGAAGTAGAATTAGCCTGCAAGATTCAGGCATCAAGATTATTTGTAAGAAAACAATCACCATTTGGAATTGCTGGATCAGTAGAATTGGGTACAGTTAGATTAAATTCAAGACTTGACCCAGATGTAGAAATGTTGCTAAAGACATTCAGAAGAAACAAGGGATTGGCTTACTAATGATTAAAATCAGTAAAGTAAGAGATGCTATTGGAAAGAATATAGAATCAATATCAGGTATTCGTATTTATGATCAAATACCAGATGTAGTTGTTCCTCCATGTGCTGTAGTGGGTCAATTAGATTTCACATTTGATGTTAACAATGCTCGTGGTTTAGACCAAGCATCTGTTGATGTTTATGTGATTGTTCAGAGAATATCTGAAAGAGCAGGTCAAGATAAACTTGATGAACTCTTAGGTGGAACTGGCAATAAGTCAATTAAGACTGCCATAGAATCTGATAGAACATTAGGTGGACTTGTAGATACCCTGAGAGTTATAAGTGCTGAAAGCGGTACTTATCAAACTGGAGATCAGACATTCTTATCATATCGTTACAACCTCGCAGTGTGGGGTTAAGGAGAAAACAATGGAATATATAGTTGCCTCACCTACAAAGGTATTAGATAAATCATTTGGTGAGAAATTGACAGAAGAAGAATTACTTGAGGCAGGAGCAAACATTGATGCGCTTCTTGCTTCAGGCAATATAGCAACAAATGCACCACAAGCAAGACCACAGGTAGCAAAGGAAGAACCTAAAGCACCTGTTTTTAATACAGAATATAAAGAACAAGGAGATAAATAACAATGGCTCGTTTAGTACTTACAGACGCAGTTGTTACACTAAATGCAACTGATATATCTGAATATGTCACAAGCGTCACATTAAATACACCAGAAGATGTTGTTGAGACTACATCATTCGGCCCAGTAGGAGCAAGAACTCGTACTTCTGGTCTTAAGGATCACTCAATTACTCTTGAACTAAATAATGACTTTGCTTCAGGAGCACTTGAGGCGGTTATACAAGGAATCGGAATTGGAGAATTGGCTTCTCTTACTGTAAAGCCTACTTCAGCCGCAACCTCACCAACAAATCCAATCTACAAAGCAGATGGAACAGGAACTGGCGCTTCAAAGGCTGGTCAGGTTCTAATCTCTGAGTGGACACCAATCAATGGTGCAGTTGGAGAACTCGCTACTGTATCCGTTACATGGCCAGTTTCAGGTCAAATCGTAAGAGCAACTGCATAGTAAATTATGGCAATCATAGTTTTAAGTGATGTTCAGGTACTAATTGGACCAAGTTCTGGAACTGTGGTAGACTTAAGTGACCATGTTTCATCAGTTCAGTTGTCTACAGTGCATGACCTTTTTGAAACTACGGTTATTGGAGATGTGTCAAAACGACAACTTGCTGGACTTGCAAATAACAGCGTAAGTTTTGACTTTATCCAAGATTTTGCCAACAATTCAGTAGAAGATACAATTGCTCCACTTGTAGGAGGACTTGCTTATTGCAAAATAAAGCCAAAAGGCAGTCTTGTTACAAGCGTTTCAAATCCAAGATACGAATTTGAAATAACTATCTCAGAGTGGTCCTCGTTAAATGGTGGTGTTGGTGAATTATCAACAGCACGAGTAACTTGGCCCATTTATGGAGACATAAATAAATTTACATCATAACCTATGAAGGGGTAAAATAAAATGGATGGACTATTCATAAAAATCAAAACAACAGATGGAGAAGAAGGCGTATATACTATTCGTCCGAAAACTATCGTTGCTTTTGAGCAGAAATTCGGCAAAGGCTTTGCTAAACTTCTAACAGAAGATCAAAAGTTAGAACATATCTATTATCTTGCACATGGTGCGTTAAAAGATGCTGGTAAGGTTGTAAAGCCTTTCGGAGAATCGTTTCTTGACACACTTGAAGCAGTGGAGTTAGCAAGCGACCCAAATTCAGAATCCACAGAGACAGCCTAACCTATACGGTAGCCATGGTTTCTGTGGAGACTGGAATATCTCCCAACGATTTGCTTGAAGCACCGTCAGGTATACTTGAAGCAATTGTTATTTATCTAAAAGAAAAAGCAAAGGAAGCGAGCAGGAAATGAGCCAAGATGTGATAGTGTTGACTGGAGTTAAAGAGACACTAAGCGCATTGAAGCAATTTGACAAAGATGCAGTTAAAGAATTTAATAAAGTTATTAATTCTGAATTGCGTGATGCTAAAAAAGATGCACAAGGATTTGTCTCTGCTAAACCACCACTTAGTGGATGGAATACTCAACCTGCTCGCAACCCTCGTTCTCGTGGAGGTGCTGGATGGCCTGCTTGGGATCAAAGTATTATTAGATCTGGAATTACTTCCTCAAAGGCTGAAGGAAAAGTAAACAGGGCACAAGGATATACAACTTCTGCTGGTGCATTGAGAAATAAGTCAGCAGCAGGTGCTATCTATGAATTAGCAGGCAGAAAAGCAAGAGGCACTGGAACATTTATTAGTAATCTTGAGAATAAAGAAGGAAATGCCTCTCGTTTAATTTGGAAGTCTGTGGATAAGAATAAAGATAGAATTATAAGAAATGTCTTTAATGCATTAGAAGATGCCAAGAGGGCTTTACAAAGAAATTTAAGTATGAGGAGGACTTCATAACATGGCTACAGGTGCTGTAATTGCACGAATTGTCTCTCAATACTCAGATAAAGGCAGTAAGGCTGCACAAAAAGACATAGCAAAACTTACCAGAGAATTTGATAAATTTGGTAAGAGGGCTTTAAAGTCCGTTGGTTTGGCTGCTACCGCAACTGCTGCTTTTGCAATTAAACTTGGAAAAGATGCTGTGCAAGGTGCCATGGAAGATCAAAAGGCCCAAGCATCCTTAGCAATGGCTCTTAGAAATACAACTGGAGCAACAAAAGAAGCAATTGATGCAAACTCAAGATTTTTAGATAGCCTTGAACTGCAGGTAGCAATTGATAATAATGAATTAATTCCTGCTCTGCAGACATTAGTACAAGGAACAAGAAATCTTAGCAAATCACAGCAATTGCTTGCCTTGGCAACAGATGTTTCGGCGGCATCAGGAAAAGACTTAGGCACAGTCGCAGTAGCATTATCAAGAGCATATAATGGTAATTTTACTGCTTTAAAGAAATTAAATATACCTCTTGATGAAGCAAAAATTAAGGCAAAAGACTTTGCAGGAATACAAAAAGATTTAGCGGACATTAGCAAAGGACAGGCTTCTGCTGCAGCAAATACATTTGCAGGTAAATTAGCAACTCTACAATTAAGATTTAATCAGGTAACTGAAAGAGTTGGATATGCATTAATACCAGTCTTGGAGAAGATGGTAGATCGTTTAGAAAACGATGTTTTTCCTGCATTTGAAAAATTTATTAGAATGAACCAGCAGGACATTGTAAATGCTTTTGCTGCAACCCTTAAACTTGCTGAAGATTTTGCAAGGGCAATGATTAAACTTGCTGATATTTTAAAAGACTTAGAACCTCTTCTTAAAATACTTGCAACTGGAATTTTGTCCATTATTGGATATGTAAAATTATTAGCAGCAACTACAGCATTAAAAGGATTTTTGGCATGGATGGTTGGAGGCCTAAAATTCTTTAGAGCAGAAATGGTTCTTATAGGTCCAGTAACCAGACAAGTGGCTGATGATTTTAGTTTCATGGGCTTTAAATTAAAAACTCTTGGTAGAGAATTAAGAGGCATTGGAGAAGTAACAAAACTTTCTGGCAAACTTAAAATGTTTGGACGAGCCTTATTTGTGGCAATGTCTCCAGCATTATTATTATTCGCAAAGATAGCAATAGCAATTGCTGCCGTTTATGCTGCATATAAAGGTATAAAGTGGCTATTAGAGAAATTTGCCAAGGATGATAGAAAACGAGAAGCCGCAAGAAAAATAGCACTTGAAGAAGAAAAGAAATCTATTCAAGTTCTTGGCATGACCTATGTGAATTATGCTAATCAGGTAAGACAATCAGGAAAAATGATTGAAGCAACCTCAGCATCACACCTTGCAGATTTAAATCGTTTAACAGATCAGATGAATGCTGCTAAAGAACAAGCAAGACTTGATGCCATTGATGCAGCAAGACAAGCAAGGTTATTGGCAGAACAAATAGCAGACGAGAAAAAAAGACTTTATATTCAGGGATTAGAAAGAAAAGGTGCTCAAAAACTTCTAACCCTTAATAGAACCCTTCTTACAGATAAAAAGAAGATGGAAGCACAACTTACTGCAATTAAGAAAAACAACCTTAAGTTAGATAAAGAAGGAATTAAACTTACAGATCCAGATGAGATGACTGCCATCCAAATGGAGGCTATTTATCAGAATCTTGTTAAAAATGGCAGAGTATTATTAGCAGAAGCAACCAAGCAACAAAAAGCGGCAGATGAATTAAAACTAAAGGCTGCTGAAGAATATAATAAAGCATTAGAGCGTCAAGCAGACATTGTTCAAAATCTTGATAAATTAAGAGCAAATGACATAGTTGTAATTGGCTATTTGGCTAATAAATGGAAAATGACTACAGATGCTGCTGATTTGTATATTAAGAGTGTTTTGGCAGTTGGAGAAGCAAAGGTAGATGATTCTGGAGTTCTTGCTTTAGGACTTGCTTGGAATATGGATACAGAGCAAGCAAAGAAATATCTTGCCTTTACCGCCGCTATTAAGGCAGCACACCAAGGCCAGTTAGGAAAAGAAGAACTTGAGGCACTTGGTAGAAAATGGTTCTCAGGTACTGATAATCCTACAGAGGCTGCTACAAAATATTATCAGGCACTTGTTGTATTAGCAGACCAAGAAGTTGGTGCAGATGAAGTTAAAGCCTTGGCAGAAGCCTGGAATACTACACCTGATGCAGTTGCTGCATACCTACTTGAAGTTGGAAAGCCATTTACTTTAACAGAAGATGCAAAATTAATCTTATCTGCAGAAATGATTGGCAAAATTGCTGGAGCATGGAATGCAGCAAAACTTGCATTGATGGCATACCTTGCAGCAGCAAAAGGATTTAAGTTTGATATTCCTGGAGGAATTCCTGGAGGCACACCTGGTGGATTTACACCTGGAAGTGGCAATGATCCTGCAGTTATTAAAAAGGCAGAAGAGGCAGCAGCAGCCGCCGCAGCCGCAGCAGCAGATGCAGAAGCAGTAGCAGCAGAAGCAGCAGCCGCCGCAGCAGCCGCAGCAGCAGCCGCAGATGCAGCAACAACTTTAGGTGGAATAAGAACAGCAACTACTACTGAAGACTTAAATGCTGCTGTAAATCTTGCAACACTTCTTGGAGAATCTGCATCAGATATTGCTAATGCTATGATGACAGGATTACTTGGACAGGGTGTAGATACTGCCTCAGCAGCCTCATCTGCCAGATATACAGGCATGGCAATTGCTGAAATGCAAAGACAACAAGCAGAAGCGGCAGCAGATGCTGCAGCAAGAGCAAGAGCGTTTGAATCTTATAGGACTAAAGAGGCAGAAGATTATCTTGATATGAGAACTGGAATGCCTCTTGATGGAGATGGCTGGAGAGGAGCATTTGTTTCTCCTACATCAACTGCTGGATCAAAACTTGGCCTTAGTGGAGGAAATCTAATGGCTGGTGGTACAGTAAATGTTACAGTAAATGTACAAGGTTCTGTAACTGCTGAAGATGATTTAGTTCAGACAATTAGACAAGGCTTGCTCTATGGGCAGGGCAATGGTGATAGCATAACATTGCAGGCTATCTAATGCCTAATCCAACATTAAGAGTATTAATTGACTTTGCAAGTGGTCCATCATTTACCTATCCAATTATTCTTGATTCTTTTAGTCAAGCAATACTTGGTTCAAATATTTTAGGTGATGTACCTCAAGATGTTGTAGATATTTCTACTCAAGTTAGAAAAGTTTCTACTCGTCGTGGTCGTAACCGTATTCTGGCAAACTTTGAGGCTGGAACTGCGACGGTAACATTAAATGATCCTAATTCAGACTTTTCACCAACAAATACATCATCTCCATATTATGGTAAATTATTGCCATTAAGAAAAATAAGCATATATGCTGATTTAGACTTAGGTGCTCCAACAGGAATAGTTCCAATTAATATATTCTCAGGATATATTACTTCATACGATACAAGTTTCTATCTTGGTACTAATGCTGATTCTACTGTTGTATTACAATGTGTTGATGGATTCCGCCTTCTAAATAATGTTTCTACTGATATTCCGCCTGTTCCAGGATGCACAGCAGGTCAATTATCTGGAGCCAGAATAAATGCATTATTAGATTGGGCAGATTTTCCTGGTTCATTAAGAAATATTCAATCAGGTAATTCTACAATGCAGGTAGATCCAGGTGGAAATAGATCTGTATTGGCAGCAATTCAAACAGTGGAACAATCTGAATTCGGTGCTTTCTTTATGAATCGTGCAGGTCAGGCTACATTTTTTGATAGAGATGGTCTTGCAGAATTATCTGATCAGCCACCTAAAGAATATGCAGATGATGGGACTGGATATACTTATAATTTTATAGACCTGGCATATGATGATCAATTAGTCCTAAATGATGTTACTGTAGTAAGATATGCTCCAGATGGAACAATACCTGCTCCAGTACCACAAATAGTAACAAATCAGGACAGTATTGATACATACTTCTATAAGTCAGGTCAAAGAACAGGCCTGCTTATTGAAACAGATGCAGAGGCTTTGAACATTGCTCAAATGCTTGTTGCTTCTCGTGCTGATGCTGAACAAAGAATTGACTCCATGTTAGTAAGCCTTCAAGACGAAACTGATCTAAATAAATTGTTAGATACTTTGTCTATGGAGATTTACCGAAACATAAAAATTACAAAAACAATGCCTGGAGGATCTGTTGTTTCTCAGGAATTGTTCTGTCAGGGAGTTTATCAAGACATTACTCCAAATTCTTGGAATGTAACTGTCTTTACTGCAGAACCTATTATTGATGCTTTTATCTTGGATTCAAGCACCAATGGTATTTTAGATACAAACGCTTTAACTTACTAAGAAGGAGAATACAATGCCTACAGGCAGTCCAAACGCTGGTTATCGTACCTTTAACACAGGCGATGTTTTAACCGCAGCACAGGTTCAGTACAACCTGCAAAATCAGACAATCATGTACTTTGCGTCTGCTGCAGCGAGAGATGCTGCCCTGACAGCAGGGATTGTTCAAGAAGGTATGTTTGCCTACCTTGCTGATACTAACACTACAGTTTATTATGATGGTGCTGCATGGCAGTCATTTGGTACTGGAGATGTGACTGGTCTAACAGCAGGTGCTGGTATTACCATTACTAACCCATCTGGTCCTGTTCCAACAATTGCATTATCTACAAATCCAACACTTACCTCACCAAAAGAGACGGTTGACAGATCTGCTACTGCAACAACAGGTACTGTAAATATTGATGTAGTAACCGCTTCTGTAAAAATACACACCTTAGCCGCTACAGGAAACTTTACAATAAATGTTCGTGGTAATGGGTCTACAACCTTAGATTCATTAATGTCTACAGGACAACAGATTACTGCAGTATTTGAATGTCTAAATGGTGCAACTCCATACTATGCAACAGCATATCAAGTTGATGGAAGCCCTGTTACACCTAAATGGTTAGGCGGATCTGCTCCAGCAGCAGGAAACGCAAACTCTTCAGATGTTTATGTTATTACAATTGTCAAAACAGGAGCAGGAACATTTTCATGCCTTGCTTCATTAAATAGATACGCTTAATATTAAATAACAAGGAGAACAAGTGAGTCCATTACAGCGTGACCCAAGTGGAATAGGTATCCAAATTAGATACATTACTCCACCAGTAGTTCCACCAGTCGTTCCGCCTGTAGTTCCGCCTGTAGTTCCGCCTGTGGTTCCGCCTGTGGTTCCTCCAGTCGTTCCGCCTGTAGTGCCTCCAGTTGTTCCTCCAGTTGTTCCTCCAGTTGTTCCACCAGTAAGTCCACCTACACCAGTGGTTCCTCCTGTCAGTCCTCCAACTCCAGTGGTTCCACCTGTAAGTCCACCTACGCCTGTTGTTCCACCAGTAAGTCCACCTACTCCAGTCGTACCACCAGTAAGTCCTCCAACTCCTGTGGTGCCTCCAGTAAGTCCTCCTACTCCAGTGGTTCCTCCAGTAAGCCCACCTACACCTGTGGTGCCTCCTGTAAGTCCATCACTACCTTACACAACATGTACCTCAGCAGATGTGAGTATCCTATGCTGCTCCTCTGAAGGATGTAACTCTGGACCTCAATTCTGTTCAAGCGGTGCTGCATGTGCCTCTGGTCCTAACAGATGTTATTATCCAGATGGATGTTACTAATGATATACTTAGACATGAAGGAGAATAATGTTAAATGATACATTAATTAAATATGAGGCAGACATAAACTCTGTTCCTGGAGATTCTGTTGCTCTTGTATGGATAATTGATGGAGACTGTCTGTACGATCTTCCAGTTCCTAAAGATTATGTCTCTATGTTTTTAGACAATGATGAAGTAGTAGACATTTCTGAAGATTATCCTGATTATGATGGAGTTGTGGTTAGATTCCTAAAAGATGGTCAGATAATTGAAGAGTTGAAAACTACAGAATATTTTGGTACAATATTATTAAGTCAACCAACAGTATTGGAACTAAATATGTATCCATATGGAAGATATGTTCAGTCTCCAAATGCAAAGTTTGATGGAGAAAAATTCATCATTACTAATAGAAATGTTACACATCTACCAGCATGGCATCCAAAAAATCCAAATACTCCTGAAGGGTATTTTGACGAATTTACTAAATAAGGAAAATCGGGGTTATGACAAAATCAAGATGGCAGCAATATAAAGAAAAAAATGGAGTTACTCCATTAGACATGCTCAATCCACAAACTAAAAGAGCATCTGAAGAGTTGGCTACACAAAGACTTGACATATGTAAAGCATGTCCAGAATTAATAAAGATAACAGGGCAATGTAAACAATGTGGATGTTTTATGTCTGCTAAAACTACATTAGAAGCAGCCAAATGTCCATTAGGGAAGTGGTAATATGAAAGAAATAGCACCAGGAGTAGTTATATTTGAAAATGTATTTCCTGAATCATTAGAGTACATAAAGCGTATTGAGGCAGAAGGTATATCTTGGAGGCCAGCAGAAGTACTTGTAAATCAAGAAGAATATGAATCTGGCACAGACACAAAGGCAAGAGATACTGACCTTATTATGCTGCCTCATCATGAATCACAAGAAACAGGAATTTTGGCGGAATTTACAAGAGAATTTCATAAGAACCTAAAGCCCTGTTTAGATCAATATCTAAATACCTATTTTGCAAAGATAGAAAAATTTGAGAATCCTCAATTATTGAGATATGGCAAAGAACAAAAATTCCATGACCATATAGATGATCATCCTTTCTTTACTCGTAGAATATCCCTAACATATTATCTCAACGATGATTATGAAGGTGGAGATGTATCTTTTAATAGATTTGGTGTAAGATTTAAGGCTGCTAAGAATAATCTATTAATATTCCCTTCAAATTTTATGTATAACCATGAGGTTCATCCAGTTACAGATGGCCTTAGATATGTGGTGGTCCAATGGATGGCATAAATAAAGAAGTTGGAATTATCAAAAATGTATTAGAGCCACATCATTTTGATAGGCTAAGAATGCATTTTAAGAATAATCCATACCTTGCAGATATGCCTACAGATGAATTTGGGCGGAAGTTAATTGGAGACTCAGATCCTATATTAAAAGAATATAGTGAAATGCTTCTACCAAAGGTAAGAGAATATTTTAATACAGAAACATGTGTTCCTTCATATTCATTATTTGCTGAATATTGCGATGAAGTTGTAAGTCTACACAAGCATAAAGACTTAAATGCTTGTACATATACCTTGGACCTAACCCTATATCAGTTAGACCCATGGGCCTTATATGTTGATGGAAAGCCATACACAGCAAATCCTAATGAAGCAGTTATGTTCATGGGAGAAGAATTTGAGCACTGGAGAGAAACTCTCTATACAAACAGTGGAAGGATAGGAGTTGTTTTCTTCCATTATGTAGAGCCAGACCATTGGTATTTTACTAAAGGTCCTAATCATATTTACGAGATTTACAAACAAAAGCAGAACGAAATTGGAGATCACAATGACAACCAAAGTTGAAGCACAATCTATTGCGGACTTCTTTCCGCCAGAACTGTTTGAAAAGATTAAGGCTACAGTCTTATCTTTGAACATGGGACCAGATGGCCCTCATATGTATCACACTGTTGCTGGTAGATGGATATCAGAAATACATTTTGATGATGAAACAGAAGCACAGATTTTGGAGATAGCCAGAAAAACATTTGGAGTAGAGACTCTAAAGAGGGCTGGATTCCATACTGCCAGATACCAAAAGCAAAATGGTATCAAGCCACAACTATGGAAGCATGTTGATCAATCTGCTTGTCAGTATTCTTTAGATATCTGCATAGAAAAAACAGTTGATTGGCAATTAGTAGCAGATGATAAATATTTTGATGAAGCACCTAATCAATGTATTGTATTTTCTGGTAATGACCATATGCACTGGCGACCAGAATATCCTACAGAAGATGAAGACAAATATGTAACACTTTTGTTTATGCAATTCGCAGAGCCTGATCACTGGTTCTTTACACAAAAGGATCAAGAAGGATTTGCTGAAAACAGTTGGAAGTCAGATTTTAAGTTTAGAGTCCAATACGGATACTGGTCTATGCCTGACTATAGCGACGGAAGGCCTGTATGTAAATGCTGTGACTACAGACATGTTGCTAACTTTGAAGAAAAGTATCAGGCAGAAAAAGAGTATTGGGACGCTCTATATGGACCTGCAAAGTTGGTTTAAGGGTCAACTAAGACTTATTGAGATAGAGTTATACTCTTATTGTAATCGGCGTTGCTGGTTTTGCCCTAACTCTTACATAAATAGGATTTCTGATAATAAAGTCATGCCAGAAGAAATGTATCTATCTATAATAGATCAATTGGCACAGATAGACTATGATAAAGAAATTACCTACAGTAGATATAATGAACCTCTTGCATATAAGGAAATAACCCTAAAGCGTATATCTCAAGCAAGGGAAAGACTACCAAAGGCTAAACTAAGAACCAATACCAATGGTGATTATGTTACTTTAGATTATATTTATGAATTGCGTGATGCAGGGTTGAATGAATTATTTATTCAGCAGTACCTTGCGAATAATGAACTATATGACCATGCCAAAATGAGAAGGCGTATGCAACAAAAGGTTAGACAGTTGGATGTTCCATATACAGTAATCAGCGACATAGATAATCAAAGAATAGAATATGACTTACAGATAGAAGGAATAACTGTACATCTAAGAGCACGAAACTTTGCTGTAGAAGGAACTGCCAGAACTGAAAAAGTTGCGGGATTTAATGAAGAATATGTAAGAACTAAGCCCTGTATGCAGGTATTTAACAATATGTACATAGATTATAATGGCTCTGTGATGGTATGTTGCAATACAAGATCTGATGTTCCTGAACACAAGAATGGAATTATGGCTCATATAAATGATGCTCCAATTTGGGAAATTTATAGAAATGAGAAATATAAGCCATGGAGAGATCATTTAAAAGATGAATCTCCTAAGTCTGGAATTTGTGCTGGATGCAAAATAGACCTAAAGGTAGAAGAATTCTAATGGCTACTAATCAATTTGAAAGACCAATATTTAACTTTGAAACATATTATGATGAGGTCATTTCAGTACCAAATGAAGACCTACCAGTTTATGTATTTAAAAATGTAAGAATTAATCCATGGGCCAAGAATAAAAAGCACTATGATATGCCTGGATATTGGATGTGCCTAACAGATGGCGGTAGACAATATGGACACTGGATAAAAGAATCTATAGGTGGCTTTGTATACTGCCAGTCAATATTTAAAGATCTAAAGCCCTTCTTTTTAGAAACATTTAATGGAAGAGATAATTATACATTTCATCCAATGTCTGAGTTAATAGAGTTTGCACACAATAAAATCCTTGATGATTTTGCTGATGAGAGAATATACATGATGGGAAATGAAATACATGATACGAGTTTCTTTATAGAAAATCTTGTTATTATGATGGATAACCAAAGAGTATTCTTTAATAGCGAATTTCCATATTTTGCAGAAGCCCATTGCCCACAAGTTTCTAAAGCATTAGCAAATTATTTCAAAGACTATAAAATTGACGATGAGCACCTTCCTAAAAAGATTTTTATGAGCAGAAAGAATGTAAGCCAGGATTTAAAAAAGACTGGTATGAATCAAAATCAATACTTTAAGAATAGATATTTTGAGGAATGGGTAGAAGACGCTATAGAAAAAGCCTTTGTTGATAAAGGCTATGCGGTAGTTAACTGGTCAGGAAGACCATTACAGGATCAGATAAGAATATCTCACAATGCCACACATCTGGCTGGAATAATTGGTACCGCTTTTCATAATGCAATTTGGTCACAAAATGGAACTAAGTTTTATGCAATTAGGCCAAATAATAAATACTTATTTGACTGGGAACACGATATAGTAAATTCATTAGAAGATGTTACTTATCAGATCGTAGATCCTTGGCATTGTAAAGATTATCAAGAGTTATATGATTTTATCTCTGGCTCTATAAACGATGAAAATTAGATTTATTGTCGTATATAAGACAATCTAAATAATTCATCTTTTTTATTTTATGCTCTAAAGAACTGCCTCTAACCTTGTCAAAATAAAAATCTAAAGCATATCCATGCTCAAAGCGAACATGAGGAATATATGGAGTATGAATTCTTTCTTCAATGCCCAAGTCAGATAGAATTCTGTTAGCCATTAAGTTTTGACCATCTTGATGAATTATTTGATGATCATCAAGGAATAGATTAATTCTTTTTATTTTTTCTGGAATAGCATCTATAGGTGGATTCATTCCATTAAAAAGAGTCTTGGTCTGAAAGTCTGCGGTATAGAATTTAGTTAGCCAAAGATCAAGGTCTTGTAAGTTTAAATCTAAGGTGTCATCAACATGCACTCCAGAATCGCTTTTCCTTTTGCCAAAGGCATCAAAAACTCTAAGGTTAGTAAATTCAGCCAGAGTCCTATCTACTGGATCTCTGAAAATACTAAATACATAAGTTTGATCATCAAAATAGTCCCAACTATTATGGTCGTGAAATCGTAGGTTGGCGGATGTATCAATACCATGCCTGTTCATAATCTTGTACAGGTTCTGCATAATATTTATATCCATAGACACACCTATTGTCTTGGGTATATTTAAGAAATAAAACTTGTTGTACATAAACAAAGTATAACATAAAATCACTTCAAACGCTAAGGAGCATAACATATGAGCATAGAGCAGTGGGCAGGCTTTATTGTATCTGCAATCACAATAGCAGTAGCATTCGTAGGATCAATCAAGTGGCTTGTAAAGCACTATCTAAGCGAACTGAAAACAAATGGTGGGACCAGCCTCAGAGATCAGGTCAATAGACTTGAAGCAAGAGTAGACGAGATATTTATTCTACTTCTTGAGGCCAATAAGCCAAAGAGAAAGAAGACTTTTGTATCAAAGGGTGAAGAATGAAAAAATCACAAAATGGATGGCCTGCGTCTGAAGATCAAAAGGAAATAGGTATAGAGATTTTCAAAATCAAAGGCACTGATAGAAAAATGAGACTACAGAAAGACGCTGGAGTAATCTTGGCTGCCTTTGCTGCTGAGTTTCACGCTCAGGTAGAGCCTATTGATGAGGGTCAGATTGATGATTGGGCATACGCCTATAGAGATGTTAGAGGTAGTGATTCTGTTTTGAGTAATCACTCATCAGGTACAGCCATAGATCTCAATGCCACAAAGCACCCTCTTGGAGCACAAAACACATTTACTAAGCAACAAACAAGGGTAATTAGAGAATTAACTGAGAAATACGGTCTTCGTTGGGGTGGCGACTATTCAAAGCGCAAGGACGAGATGCACTGGGAAGTGGTTGAAACACCTGACGAGGTAAAAGAAAGAATAACTAAAATGGGGTTAAGAAGGAGTAAGAAAAATGGCTAAAGCCAAAATCGTAAAATCCAATAAAGAAAAAGCAATTGCAGTAGCACAGTCATATTTGAGAGCATCTCTTGCCTCAGTATTGGCTCTATACCTTGCAGGTCAGACTGACTGGAAGGTTCTTGCAAATGCATTTTTAGCAGGTCTTGTAGGTCCAGTACTTAAGGCTCTTGACCCAAAAGCCACAGAGTTTGGCAAAAACAGCAAATAAGAGTATAATTAGATATTAAGATCACAACGCTACACACATCCATAGGGAATTTTGAGCGATTCAGGTCTTAAGGAAAGGCCTTGGAGAAATCTGAGGCCTTTTTTACATTTTAACTTCTATGACCTGCTCTACAGTGCCCTTTAGAGGTACCTCAGAGCCTAATAGAGAGACTTTCAGGGAGCGGATTAGAAAAAGTACCTTAGCCAATAGATAGGCACCTCTATTAGGTCCCTATGCGGGAAGTATTTTAATTGCCCATTTTGGATCAGGGCTATTTCTGGTCTTATAAATAACAGACCCATATTTATTAATTAATTTAACTAATTTGGCTTCTTTGGGTGTTAGACAAACTCTTTCACCTAATTTGCCAGAACGATGCTTATCTCCAGCCGCAGTGGTAGTAAAATTTAAATGACAAACATTACAAACTTCTACTGATTGTGGCAGGATTTCACCAGTATATCTGTTTCTATGATGATGCGGTGGTAATTTATTCATGGTTCTATTCTATAACTACCTGCCAATTACTGTCAAGTAGGGTACAATAGATTCGGGTAAATCGGGCTTAAAAAGGAGCAATCTAATTATAAGCAAAAATACACTAATCGGAAGCCTAATTGTATTAATAGTAGTTTTAATAGTACAATTAACTTCACCTCAGCCAGCGATTCCTGTAATATACAAAGAAAGGCCACCTCTAATGCAGGTCAATGCAAAAGCGGTAGCCAAGGAATTACTGACAAAAGAACAATTCTCATGCTTTACAAAACTTATAGGAAAGGAAAGTGCTTGGGTCCCAAGTGCTAAAAATCCTACAAGTAGTGCTTCAGGGATAGGGCAAATGCTGGATTCCACATATGAAGGTTTAGGCATGAAAAAACAAAAGGCAGGAGTAAGTCAATTAGTGGCTACTCTGGCTTACATTTCCAGAAGACATGTTAATCCATGTAATGCCTGGAAACATTTCCAAGATAAAGGATGGTACTAATGGAAGAGTTAGAACAAGAAGAAGTATTTGCTGTTGCAGTTGATGCAGATGGCAATATTGAAGTAATGAAGGCTGTTTGACAGACTTATACCACCAATGCTACAATTGGTATAGTTGAACACCTCCTGATGATCAACACAAAGTCAGAATCTACATCCCTTTCTGGTGTCTCTGACAATATAGCCTCCAAGGTTGTTTACTCTCATTCTCACCTTGGAGGTTATTTTTTTTGCGGGAGTTTGCAAAAGAATTAATGTCATGCTACAATATGACAAGAGGTTTAATAGCAAGTTACTCTTTAAACAACTGCTCACAACTGAATAGATAAATATGAGCATAAGTATAAAATGAGCATACATAGTTTTATACGCAAGAAGGTTTCTTTACCCAAAGGCGTTTATCCCTTCGCCCATATTAGAAAAAATTATAAATTCATCTGTAGTATTAAGGATGACCTAACCACACTTGGTCGTGTCACTGCGAGGATCAAGGTGTTGTATGTTAAATATAGAAATATATTTAGTGAACCCAGCAGGTCATGTGGAAACATTTGATTCATGGAGTATTAGATATATATATTAACCTTATATATATTATTAATAATACTCCACTTAAAGGACACAAGGTTAGGGCCTTTGCATGTTTAAATATTAAAAATTATATTTAGACAATTCGGGAGGAAATATGATGAAATACATTATTGGTGGTTGTGCATTAGGCATAATCATAGGAAATTTAACAATTGGCCTTTGTGCCGCTTATGCTTTATATTTATGGACAGGTAAAAAATGAAAGAGCCAGGGCTTTTAAGTCGTTTCTGGAAACATAACAATCCAGCAGATTTAAACAATATGACTGATGAACAAGTGCTACAATTAGTAGATGAATATCTTGAAGGATACATAAAAAGATTCCAAGCCAGAAACCCTGGCAAGGATTTGCCTAATGTTGAAAAGACAATTGCAGAAATTAGAAATAAAAGAACCAATATTTCTAAGAAGCCAAAGATATCAGGCAGGAGAAGTTATGACTGAAAGAATTCCAAGAAGATATTTTTTTAAAGCATTGATGGAGGAAAAAGATATGAGCAGTGGAAAACTAAAAAGACATGATGGCTTTAATCCTGTGCAAATTAAGGATGGCAAAGTAGTTCGCCTAAATAAAAACGGCACAGTTAGAAGTATTCTTGGAGCACTTAAAGATATGAGGAAAAAGAAATGAACACCTGGCAGTTTGTAGATGGAGACATAGTTCTTTCATCTGACAACGAACAAGATATGAAGATGGCTAATGAATGGATCATTGGCCTAACACAAGCAATACGAGCACAAGTTATGGAGGAAATAAATGGGAGGACCAACGATGAACCAGAACAACTTGAATTACCAGAAGTCCCTTGCTGATGATTTATTGGCAGTAAAGATTGCACTTATCAATGCGATTGAACAATTAGATTTTATTATTGATGGTGAGTCTTGCGATTGTGAGGATGGCTGCTGTAAGTGAGATTTCATGTCATAGGACTACCGCACACAAATACAACATGGGAATTTGAGAACTGCGCCTATACAGTTAAGATTATTAATTTCTGTAGAATGATGCATTCTCTTGGCCATGAGATATTTTTATACGGCGGAACAAAGAATGAAGCACCAGTAACAGAATTCATTCCATGTATGCCAGAAGAAGAAAGACTTAACCTGCTTGATGGAAAGCATTTCTTGAATGTTTCATATGATCCAGAATTAGAAGGATGGCAGTATTTTAACAATGCCGTCACAAATGAGATTAAGAAAAGATTACAGCCTCAAGACTTTATTTTGTTTATTGCTGGTTCTCCACAAGTAAGTGTTGCTAATGAATTTCCTAAAAATATCAGAGTTGAATATGGAATTGGCTATGCAGGAACATTTGCACCATTTAGAGTATTTGAGTCAGAAGCCTGGAGACATAGTGTTTATGCCATGCATAAGAATCCTACAACAGTAGATGGCAACTTCTATGATGATGTTATTCCTGGTTATTTAGATCCCGCTCAATATCCGCTACAAGAAACAAAGGATGATTATTATCTTTATGTAGGCAGACTGATTCCAAGAAAAGGAATTGATATTGCCGTACAGGTCTGTGAGAAATTAGGCAAGCGTTTAATTCTTGCAGGTGTTGGAGATTTTAAGACTGAGTATGGTGAGTATATTGGTCCAGTCTATGGAAAAGAAAAGGCTGAACTAATGGGTAAAGCCATAGCGGTATTTACACCCACATACTACATAGAGCCATTTGCCAATGTGCATATTGAAGCCCAAGTCTGTGGAACTCCTGTGATTACTACACCATGGGGTGTGTATAGCGAGACTGTTATTAATGGATTAAATGGCTATAAGTGCCATACCTTCAAGGAATTTTTGGCGGCGGCAGAGAAAGTAAAATCCCTTGATCCAAAGACTATTAGTAATAGAGCCATAGAAATGTATTCATTAGATAGCGTCAGACATAAATATCATGCATATTTTACAAGGCTAATGAGCCTACATGGTAAGGGTTGGTACGATTTAGAATATGACCAGACATGACCACTCAGAGTTTGCAATTGTTTAAAAGACATGATATGATAGTGTCATACAGTTGAAAGACTGTAACTACAAAACAAGGAGAATGAGTCATGAATAAGAAATCTATGACATTTAAAGATCAGGCAATATTATTTGGATTATCAGATCCAGCAACAATTGCAAGATTTAAAACAAAATTAAGACCAATGCCAAATGGATGTATTGAATTTGATAGTTGTGCGTGGGATAACAGAAAGTTATATCGTGTATTCAACATTATGGTTCACATCAAAGGTTCAAGAACAATGGCACAAAAAGTAAAGCCACACAGATTTGCTTTTGCTTTGGCTAATGGATTTGATGCACTACCAAAAAGCCATAAGAGATTTGATATGGATTCAGGAATTGTAAATCATATCTGCCATAACAAAGCATGTGTAAATGCAACGCATCTAAATATACTCACAGGTCGTGAGAATCTACAAAAAGAGAACATGAAACAAAATGACTAAGACATGTACAAGATGCAAACAGGAAAAGCCAACTACTGAATTCTATGCAAACAAGATGACAGTACGATTTATGCATGGCGTAGATTATTACTGTAAGCAATGTCGCATACAATCACATAAAACATCTCTTAAAACTAATGAGAGAAAATGCACAGTTGATGGATGCACAAGACCACACTATGCAAAAGATATATGCCAAGCACACTATGAAAAAGCAAGACGAGATGCAGCAAAGAGACTTGAGAACATCAAGACCTTTCATGATATCTTTGTAGATCCTCAAGGAAAGTACAAGGAGTGGTAATGAAATGGATAAAAGAGTTTGCATCAAGTGTGGTATTCCGTATCCGCTTCAGGAAAAGTACTTTGCTTATGCTCATGGATCAACTACAAGATTCCTCACAAAATGCAGAGACTGTATCAAAGAATACCAAGAAGAATACAGAATCCAAAAACAAGAACAAGAATCGGGAGTAGCAGTTATGCATGAAATAAAAGAGATATCTGACGAAGTTAAAAAGCGTAAGTTAGTAAGTGCTATGAACTATATTCATCTACAAGCGTTTGGAGAAGCCATGACAGAAAACATATACTGGTGCAAGAAAGATGATTGTGTCCAGATTACTGAAGATATCTGTGGTAAATGTAATAAGACCATGGAGAAGATTGGCTTCATAGATTATAATGAGGATGATGCCAAGTGACAGTGTTATGGATATTCCTAACAGCAATCTCAGCATTTATTCTTGGTAGAAGTATTTTAATCTGGTCATTCGTAGCATATGTTGTAGGACCATGGGCATTACTTGTTACATTACTTGGAATTAAGAAAAGCACATGGGAAAGAAGAAAGAATGCAGTAAGCGCATTAATGGAAGGTCTTGAAGAAGCAACAAGACCAGAAGAGTACAAAGACTTCAATACAGTTGATGACTTAATGAAGCAATTAGAAAATAAATAGGGGTAGCAATGATTGAATGTCAGTTGTGTCAACACACTGCTAAGGATGATAAATATCTTTGCAGACGATGTGAGTCCACATTAAGAGAACAACTCTCTGATATTCCTACCATGCAACAAGAAGCAAAAGGATTCCTGGTTCCAGGCAGAACTGGGTCAGGATCTCGTAACTCAGAAAGATCATTAGGCTTTAATGTATCAGCGATGGATTATTCTACGGCAGTAGAGACATTACCACTGCTACATAAATATGAAGCCCTGATCCGCAGAGGGAGAAATCTAACACCACCAGCCCTGCTGAAGAGAGAGCCAAGTATTGAGGCAGAAGTTGCTGCAACAACTCAGTTCCACATTACTCATTTAGGCTGGACCTTACAGCAGGATTGGGCAGGTGAATTTGCGAGGGAAGTTAAAGTAATCCACTCTAAAGGACTATCAGTAACCAAATCCTTTATAGAAACAACCAGAAGAATACCTTGCCCTACAGAAGACTGTAAGAACAAGGTGGCTATAGATATTGAGAATATCTTGGCTGATGTGTTTTGCCTTAAATGTAAGGGTTCTTGGACACTCTATCAGGTCTTGCTATTGGCTATGAATAATCCCAATAAGAGGTTCTGGTTAGATCTTGAGGCTATCTGCCTATGGCTGAATATGACCAAGAGGGCAGTCCTAAAGGTTGTAGATACCTATGACATACCCAAGAGGAATGGACTCTATGATATTTCTGCTATCGTCAAAGTTAGGAATGAAGTTGCGAGTTTTTGATTTATGTGATAAAATGGGTAACGATAGTGCGGAGCCTACCCAAAATCTGGCGGTAGATAGAGATAGCCAATCAATACTAATAAAGGAACTAATATATGTATAGTATGCATTTAATTGTAGGTCCTGCTCAAGTCCATATAGAAACAGATGAGAAGTTATCATTTGATGGTGTTGAATCCCTATTAAATAGAGGAGTCATATCTGCCCTAACATTAATGAATGCCCATATGGGTGCTATGGTTAAGTATGAATTAGAAATAGAACAAGACCATGATTGTGAAGAATGTGTCATAGAGGAAATAAATAATAATAAAGAATTAGAATAATAATAAAATAAATATGAAGAAGTTTAATACTCCCTGCCTGTACTGTGGAGTGGTATCACGAGGGTCAGCATGTAGGGACTGTAGGGCAGCCATAGAAGCCAAAGATCCAAAAAGAAAAGAACGCAATAAGCAGTATGATTATGAATGGCACAAACTAAGTAGATTAGCAAGACAATTACAACCTTGGTGTTCAAGATGCGGAAGCAAAAATGACCTGACGGCGGATCATATATTAAGTCTGGCTAATGGCGGAAGTAATATATTAGAAAATATAATGGTTCTTTGCAGGAAATGTAATTCAAGTAAAGGTTAATTTAGTTAAGTAATACTTAAGATTAAATATATAAAAAACACTTCCATTACTGGCACCCTGTGCTGGCATTTCTGGGTATAGGTATTTTTCTGCGTATGCAAAACTGTAGTCAACCCCGACTGCCCTGTTCTGTATATCTCTGCGATATTACAGAAATGATATAATTATGTACAAGATACGCAAAACGGACATTGGAGACGCACAAAAAATGACGGCAGGAAGACCACCAAAACCAACGGAACTTAAAAGATTGTTGGGCAATCCAGGGCAAAGACCTTTACCAGATTTGAACAATATTACGCATTTGCCCATGGCAAAAGAGATCCCACCTTATCCTGATACTCTTGGCGAGCAGGGTAAAAAACTTTGGGACAGGGCTTGGGCCATGGCTGTAACATGGTTATCACCAATTACTGATATTGATGCAATTTCCAATGCTGCTTTCTTGGCGGATGCATCAGAGGCAGCAAGAAATAAATATATGGCTACCCTTGAATCTGCTGATGCTAAAGCGTTTGTGGCAGTTAACAAAGCCTACACAGATGCACTAACAGATTTAGGCTTTAATCCCATTGCCAGATCTCGCTTGGGAGTAGCAGAAGTCAAGGCTGCAACATCTATTGACTTGCTTTTGGAAAGAAGGGCTAATCGTACCAAGGCTTTAGAGCCAGAAACGATAATCGTAGAAACAGGGGTTACACAAAATAATGAAACAAGTAGCAATTAATGACATTGGCACAGCAGAAGACTTTCTCGCTGCCATAGACGCATCCATCAAATACTTTACACATGGACAACCAGTATCTGGCACCATAGTCCAAATAGATCGTGATGGAGTGCTCGTAGATATTGGCGATAAAAGCGAAGCCTTTGTGCCTAAGTCTGAATTGACTAATAAGAAGAATGTTAATATTTACGAAGTAGTCCAAATTGGGCAGGTAGTTGAAGCGGTAGTCCTAAATAAAAACGAAGAAGGCCAATACATACTATCCTTGAAACAGAATGAAATTGAAGCCATTTGGAATGACCTTCAAAATAAGTATGAATTATCTATACCTGTTACAGGTAAAGCCATTAAAATGGTCAAAGGTGGCTTAATTGTTGATATTGGCGTTAAGGCCTTTTTGCCAGGATCTTTAGTAGATACAAATAGAGTTACAGACTTTTCTGGCTACATTGGCCATGAAGCCGAATTCCTAATTCAATCAATTGATAGGGCTAAAGGTAGCATAGTTCTAAATCGCCGCACTCTTATTGAGAAAATGCAAAAGGAAGATAAGCAAATAGAATTTGCCAAATTGGCAGTAGGCCAAATCCATAAAGGCAAAATATCAGGAATAACTGAATATGGTGTTTTTGTTGAAATAAGTCTGCTTGCTGGCTTGGTCCACAAATCAAAGATGGGTGAACTAACGCCTGATCAATTTACTGTTGGTCAAGAAGTAGAAGTAGAAATCATAGAGATTGACTTTGAAAAGAGCAGGCTGTCGTTAGCATTTAGAGGTTAACATGGCTTGGCCACCTACATATTTATCACCTATCACAGAAACTGAATTAGCCAGAACTCGTGGCTATGAGGTCATAGACTTTATTGAGACTCTCTGTCATCTAACGGAAGACTCTATTGCTGGTAAGACTGGCGATAAGTTTATTCTTAGACCTTGGCAGAAAGACCTCTTGCTACATTTGTATGCTCAAAGAGAAGATGGATTACTCAAACACCGTCGTGCCTTAATTGGCATTGCTCGTAAGAATGGAAAGTCAGCCCTTATTGCTTCCCTTGTTTTAGAGCAATTAGTTTTAGGTGTTAGTGGTGGTCAGATTTATTCTGCGGCGGCAGATAAAGAACAAGCCAGAATTATCTTCAAGACAGTAAAGAAGATGATTGAACTTGAACCAGAATTAAAGAATATACTTGAAGTTTATCAGAATACAATTTATAATCCACTTACAGGATCTGTTTATAGAGCCTTATCATCGGAAGCATACACCAAAGAAGGCTTAAACTCTACTTTTATTGTTATAGACGAATTACATGCACAACCAAATAGAGAACTCTATGATGTTTTATCTCTATCTATGGGTGCTCGTGAAGAGCCAATGCTTGTAGCAATTACTACGGCTGGTTCAAAATATGATTCAAATGGTAAAGATTCTGTCTGCTACGATATGTACAATCGTGGAGTACAAATAGCAAAAGGTGAAGTTGAAGATCCTTCCTTCTTTTTTGCATGGTGGCAAGGCAATGATAAATTAAATTACAAGGATCCTGAGAATTGGCACTTAGCAAATCCTTCTTTTGGAGACATATTATCTCCTGAAGATATGGAATCTGCTGTATTACTTACTCCTGAAAATGAGTTTAAAACTAAACGACTCAATATGTGGGTAAGCACAGGCCAAGCATGGATTCCCTCAGACGCTTGGGAAGCATTGACACTTAAGAATCGTGGGGTTATTAAAGGTGAAGATGTAGTCCTGGCGTTTGATGGGTCTTTTTCTAACGATGCAACTGCTATAATTGGATGGTACTTAGGTGGAGAAAAGCCTCACCTAAAGATAGTAGGCTTATGGGAGATACCAGAGGTAGATCCAGATCCTATGTGGACTGTTCCAATTGCAGAGGTAGAGAAAACAATTATTGATGCCTATAGAGATAAAGACACCAATACAATTGAGATTTGTTTTGATCCTGCAAGATGGGCCAGAACATTTATGATTCTTGAAGAGCAAGGTATGCCTATCATTTCCTACCCTAACTCAGCAGAGCGTATGGTACCTGCGACTCAAAAGTTTTATGAGGCAATTATGAATCAATCATTTACCCACGATGGTGATCCAAGATTAGCCAGACACATAGCAAACACAGTAACAAAGACTTCATCAAGAGGTCTAATGGTAGCCAAGGCTACTAATAAAAGAAAGATTGACGCTGCAGTAGCAGCAATATTTGGCTATGATAGGGCAACAGCACCTAAACCAAAGCCAGTTGTACCAAGAATACACTTCGTATAAGGAGAATAATGAAGAAGCCTAAAATAGATTGGTCACTATTGACAGAAATAGCGGGTGTAGGTCTGGCAACTTATGGACTTTATTTGATTTCAATGCCTATTGCTTTTATAGCATTAGGTACTTTTTTAGTATATATAACGGAGAAGGAGTAACATGGCAATCGCAGGTATTTATAATGCAACCATGGATCAAGGAGCACAATGGACTCTTACTGTTGTTTATGATGACTCTAACGGCAATCCAATTGACCTAACTGGATATACTGCTCGTATGCAAATTCGTCGTAAATATGATTCTCCAACTGCCGTTTTGACTTTAGCAACTGGAGGTCAGGGAATTGTTATTACTCCACTAACAGGAACTCTTGCCCTTACCGCCACAACAACACAGACTGGCCTTATTGAAGGCGGAATTTATGTTTACGATTTAGAAATTACAAATGGCGGAGTTGTTACAAGATTAATTCAAGGTTCTATGACCGTAAGGCCACAGGTGACACTCAATGCCTAATGTTAATGTCACAGAGATAAACAATGTTGTTACAGTTGATGAAATAAATAACATTGTTACAGTTACTGCACCTGGTCCTCAAGGAAGTATTGGACCAACTGGTTCTACTGGACCAACTGGCCCTGCAGGTGCGACAGGATCTACTGGACCTACTGGAAGCACTGGTCCTACTGGCTCTACTGGTCCAACTGGACCTATTGGAGCAACTGGACCTGTTGGAGCAACTGGACCTCAAGGCGTTACAGGCGATGTTGGACCAACTGGTAATACTGGTCCTGTAGGAGCAACAGGAGTCACTGGACCGCAAGGCGTTACTGGAGACACAGGCCCTACTGGAGCAACTGGTCCTGTTGGAGCCACAGGTTCTACTGGTCCCACTGGTGTTTCAGGAGCAGATGGCGATAGATACGCAACAACATCTACAAGTTCTGTAGCAATTGGAAGCGGTAGCAAAACATTTACCCTTGCAGATCCAAATGTTGATTACTCTATTGGACAGACAGTAGTAGTTGCATATGACGCAAATAATTTAATGATTGGCGATGTAACTTCATATTCAGCAGGAACATTAATTTTTACAGTAACCTCATTTACAGGTACTGGAACATACGCATCTTGGAGTGTTAATCTTGCAGGTGCCGTTGGTATTGCTGGTCCTACTGGCGCAACTGGCCCACAAGGAGTTACTGGTGATGTTGGTCCAACTGGCGTTACTGGCCCTGTTGGTGCAACTGGCCCAACTGGACCTCAAGGAGTCACAGGAGATGTTGGCCCTACAGGAGTTACTGGACCAATTGGTGCTACAGGCCCAACTGGTGCAACTGGAGACATTGGTCCTACTGGTGCTACTGGAGCAA